GCACGGATAAAAAGAACATCATCAGGGTCGCCCATTGCGATTTGTGCCGAACGACGTGAAGAACCAGACACAACGATGCGCCCAATAATATTCCAGATGTCGAGAACATCAACTGAACGGAGCTTTTTCCCTTCACGGTTTTGCATAACCTTGCAGATGTCTGCGATTCCGTCAATAAGCGCACCCGGGCCAGATGCTGTACCACCAAAGGTTTTCAGTGGTGCACCGAATTCACGAATGAGAATTGTGGAGTACGAGAAAGACTTGCCAGTGTCAAAGTACGACTTCAGTACGGCGTGGAGAAGACGCTTCCATCCTTGACGCGAGTCTGGAACAATTATGTCTGCATCATTGGAGCGTTCGTGCGTAATGCTAACTCCAGTCTTAACCTTTGGAAGTTCGTGAATCTTGGAGCGTTCAACAGAGAAGCCAACGCCACCACCAAGCATGAGGTACTCAAACAAAAGCTCGAAGTCTTCAATCTTTTCGATGTTTGTAAAGTAACAATTGTTCAGCGATGTCGCATTGAATTTCTGAACGAGTGGTGTTCCGAGCTGCCACAGAGAGCGGCCAGAGAACGAACAGCGGAGATTGAAGCAGTGGTCGAAAAGGGCCTCTGCCTCCTCCTTTGTGTAATCAACACCAATCTCATGTGCACCATTGATGACACGCTGAAGAGTCTCAGTCCAGGTCTCGTTGGTACCGTCTTCCTTTTTGCGACTGTAAGTACGGAGGAATACAACTTCCCCCATTCCATTAAAACCCCAGGGAGCTTGTTTTTGAGAATACGAATCCACGAATGATTGGTCTAGCAAGGTCATAATTTTCCCTAACGGTGTTGTTTTTGGTAGGTGTCGATTGTAACTCAGAAGAAAATACTGAAAGGTTCAAAAGTCATATGAACTTTTGTATCAATCCGAGTCTTTCTGCTTCGGCGTATGGTATCTGCTTCCCCTTGGGATAGACGAGTACACGCGTCTTTAAAAATGGTGTTATTTGTCTCTCTTCAAAAACATCTTCTTCTAGTAAGAATGTTTGAACGTCTTTAAGCGACTCGCTTAAGCCAAAACCAGCAATCCTCACAGGCTGTGGATTATCTGTGGATTTACAGTCGCCAGTCGGATGTCCACAAACAGGGCATGGCATTCTGTCTGCTTTTACAAACGTAATATCATCAAATAGTTTCCCTGCATCAAATGATGATGTATATGGATTGTCGTAAAATGGCATATTTAAATATTACTTTAATCAAACTCTTCTATATGAAAACCATTAGCCAAAATAAGCTGGCGAAGTTCGTCGTATGCCTCATCGGGCAGGTCGTCGACAACCCTTTGTTTTAAGGCTTTATCGATAGCGGCTGGGTAGCGGGCGTTCCTGAAATTATTTTTGCGGCTTTCAGGGTAAACAATCATGTCAAACCAATTGATGCTCCTACCGAGCTCATAGACATATGGGACGGCAACTATCGTCGTTATGTAAACATTCTCCCCTTTTTCCACGGGGCCAACATGGGTTACGGTAATACACTCTTTAACAGGCTTATTGGGGTCCAGGAAGGCCTGGGAGAGCTCTGTGCCAGCTGTCTCGGCCTGGTCGAACGAGCAATAGCCCTCTGCGACCATGCTGATTGAATCAACGCCCCAATAACGCCTAAGGACGTTGCAGAGCTCCGCGCAACGCTCCAACCTGGCTTCCGGGGTATCCCTCATAAGTTCTTGTTTCATTTGGCAAACTATTGACAAAGCATCGTCGTTCCAGCCGAAGAAATTCATTGATAAATCTTCGCCAATCCCAAATTCTTTAACACATGTGGTTTTAGCTAATTGCGCGGAAGTCACAGCCAACGCTATTTTACTATAATCATTGTCATAATTTCCATCCACGCATATAGACTATTCCGGCCTACTTGCTGGTAGGGGAGGTGGTGTTCCACTGGGGGGCGTAAGTCTTTGCTAGTGTCTTTTGCCATGACAACAGCAAAGAAGAAAACAGCAAAAAAGCCAGCCGCAAAAAAGGCACCAGCCAAGAAGGCTCCGGCTAAGAAGACTTCAGCTGCACCTAAAAAGGCTGTGGCAAAGAAGGTTGCAACAGAAACAAAGAAAGCAACATTCGTTGATTCAAATAAATTCTTCGAGGAAGTTGCTGCAAAGCAAATCGCTGAACATGCAGACAAAATCGAAGAGCTCATTGATAGCATTCCAGCACAGGTCACAGTCGATGCACGTGGCGTTAAGAGCTGGTTGCGCAAGCTTTTCAAGAATCTGTCCAAGTAGATAGATTCCACCTGCCTGGTGGATTGTGACAACAGAGCACCGTAAAGCACCACGCCGCGATGTGGTTGAAATATCCCGCGAGGGCGCATGGGGAAGAGTTAAATACAAGCACCTATTGTCGTGCGGGCATACAGAGATACGCCCTAGAGCTGCAACGACTCCAAAACTAGCTTGTGCTTGGTGTTTAAAGGCTGAAGCCAAGAACCAAGAAATGAAAGCACTTGGTGCTGGAGTACAAACAATTCAAATAGATGATATTAATGAAAAATTAGCAGCAGAAGAAATTGATATAAGCAGAACAAAAGCAATAATTGCTACACGCTTCCAAATACCAATTGAAGCCATCGACGTTGTCGCAACAGACGTAAATGGAAATTTAGTAATTCAACACGCTCTACTCTTCCTTTCAGCATCGGATGTGGCTAGGCTGTCCCGAAACCAATCAGGAGCATGAAAATCGGGGGCAGAAAACATGGAAAGAAGCGTTGACAGTCCACCTGAAGATGGACTTTGCAAGGGGCACGATGTAAATAAGTGGTTTCCACTTATCGTCTCTGAACTGTCAAAAGAGGAACTGAAGAAAGTACACGCAGATTCCCAGGAAGCTAAGGAAATCTGTTTTAAGTGCAGCAGGCAAGAAGAATGCCTTGAGTATGCCTTATACCATGAACCACTCGGCATATGGGGTGGAAAAACCGAGGCCGAGCGCGCATATATTCGCTCTGAAAGAAATATCCTGGTAAGCAGAGAGGCGCGCATTTACCTCCCGGGGATAGGAAGAAGAAATGCAAACGGATTTGCATATCGCGGGTCGAAATACCATCGCGACAGCGTCATAAGGAAAATGATTGAGCAATAATGAGCACTGGGAATGAGCGCTTAAACGAGTTTCTGAGTCGATTGGATGGCGTCAGACAGGCTGGCTCCCAGTGGGCTGCTCGCTGTCCGTGCAGGAACGACGACAACAATCCATCCCTCAGCATAGGCGTAGCTGGAGACAGGGTTCTTGTCACTTGCCACCGAGGTAATGGCTGTTCTTTTTCCGAAATATGCGCTGCTGTGAACATGAAAGAAAGCGACCTCTGCGGAGACGGCGATTTCACCCCACCATCAACAAAGAGCGTTATACCAAAAACAAAACAGCCAGTGGTGCAAAAGCCAGCAGACAAACTTACATTCGTAAAGTCATATGACTATGTAAACGAAGATGGCGAGTTGCTCTTTCAAAAGGTTCGTTATGTAAATCAAGATGGAAAGAAATCTTTTAGGCAACGCAGGTCTGATGGTGCCAATGGCTGGATTTATTCCCTCGGAGATACGCCCAAGGTTTTATATAACCTTCCCGCAGTGCTCGCAGCACGTGAAAACAACATCCCAATTTGGCTCGTGGAGGGAGAAAAAGACGCCGACACGTTAATTAATAATGGGATAGTAGCAACAACCATGCCAGGTGGGGCTGGTAAGTGGCTCGACATACACACAGAGGCTCTTGCTGGAGCAACAGTGGAAATTATTGCCGACAATGATGAGCCAGGTATTGCGCATGCCAAGACTGTTTATGATGCGCTAAAAGCTGCTGGTTCAGATGCTCAGATTTGGGTGTGCCCACAACATAAAGATATACATGACCACATTACATCTGGGCTGCACCTTGATGAACTCAATCCACTAGACGAGACAGAAGCACCAGCATTTGAAATTTCAAGTGATGAAGTTGCGGAAATAGAAGAAGAAGTAGAAGAAGAAAAACCATCATCAATCGCACAAAAAGTTGAGGAACTAAAAGAGTTATTTGGCCGCGATGACATCGATGCTGGAACCTTAATAGTAAAAGCCAACAGACTTATCATTGAGGCCGTCTCATCAGGAATTGAGGACAGGGGCAGATTTGTCCAATGGAATGATTTTATTGCGGAAAAAACAGACGAAACATATGAATGGGTAATTCCTGGTTTGATTGAGAAACAGGAACGAGTAATTGTTGTAGCAGCAGAAGGTGTTGGTAAGACAATGCTTGCACGACAAATTGCATTGTGCTCTGCCGCTGGTGTCCACCCATTTACATATGGACAGATGAAGCCAATTAAGACACTTACGGTCGACTTGGAAAACCCAGAAAGAATTATTCGTCGAATGTCTTCCAAAATTCTGGCATCGGCTATGCGGGTTGGACATGTCCAGCGGGTATATGGAGAGCTTCTGATTAAGCCAGCTGGCCTGGACCTGATGAAAGTTCAAGACAGGGCAATTCTGGAAGAAGCGATTGAACGAGCAGAACCAGAACTACTCGTAATGGGTCCTATTTATAAATCGTTTGTTGACCCAGGCGGAAGAACGTCAGAATCAATTGTCGTAGAAATTGCTAAATACCTTGACTCTCTGAGAACAAGGTATGGGTGCGCAATGTGGCTCGAGCATCATGCACCCCTTGGTTCCACTTTAGCTACGAGAGAACTACGACCATTCGGAAGCGCAGTATGGTCCCGTTGGCCAGAGTTTGGTATCTCCCTCCAGCCAGACCCGACAGCTCCGGAACCATATGTGTACGACGTTCGCCACTTTCGTGGGGCTCGCGACGAGCGTCAATGGCCTCTAAAAATCAAACGTGGAACAACATTCCCGTTCCAGGTCATCGAGTTTATGAAAGTTGGCAAATAGTTTACTAAGATGGTTAAATGAGCGAAGAAAAAGGAAACAAGATTGCTTCACGCGAATTCCTTAGCGAGCGCGACCTAAGAATCTTTAAACTTCGCCAAGCCGGTACTTCAACAACAGAAATTGCCAGAAGGTTTGGTATATCCACTGGAGCAGTTTCTAAATCCATTCAGCGGCAACTAGAAAAAATGAACAAAGAGACCCTCATGGCATACCCAGAGGTTCTTCGCTTGGAATTAGAGAGGCTCGACAATCTTCAGCAGGCGATTTGGCCGATGACACAGCATCGCCGTGAAGTTTTACCCGACGGCACTGAAGTGCAACTTGAACCCGACCTGAAAGCCATACAGCAAGTTCTTTCGATTATGGACAGAAGAACAAAGCTGCTCGGTATGGACCAGATGAACATCAATGTCCAAATGGATGTAGCGACTAAGCAAACAGAAACAATCAAGGCAACACTTGCCGGCTCGGAGCAGATGAAACAGGTAGGGCCAAAATTTGACCCAGAAGCAGAGGCTAGACAATTGCTTGCGCTCATGGGTTCTTCCGGTGTTCTCCCAGAAGAAACAGTTCAGCGCATACTGAGTGAAAAAGACATTATCGATGCCGAAATAGTCGAGGATTCTCAATTTATAGAAATAGAAGCAACAACATCAGAGGAAATCGAAAATGCAGAAGAAGACGCAGCCGAATAACGACAATCTTGGCGCAGCTATGAAAAAGGTTTCCGAATCAACAAGCTTGACTGTTTCTCCAATTGAAAAAACAGAAGAGGGACCTGCAGGAACGTCTGTTCTTATACGCACCACGGAAGAAAATCGAGAAAGATGGAGAAAGGCTGCAGAAGTTCAAGGGCAAACAATGTCTGCATGGATTAGAGACATCCTCAATGCCCGGGCAACAGAACTTCTTGAGTGTCAACACCCGCTTAATATGATGAAACTCTACCCCTGGGCGAAAATTTGCACAAAATGCAATACCAGGCTGAAATAAACATCAAACCCTGTAAATAGGGTTTCTATCGTATTATTTATTGCGTGGCAATAGAACGAGAATTTAAATCACTTGACACCTCTCCGGCATGGGTTCAGGATGTAGTCGATAGTTTTGTGGAAAATGCTCCAGACTTCAATGTCATGGGTAAAG